TTACCTGCCTGATCGTAATCGTATTCAGTAGGCCCTACGTTTTGAGCAAATGGAATAGGCACTATTGTTTCTATGCCGTCTCTTGTTAATCCTAAAACTATATCGTAAGTGTGAACTGCAAAAGATGAATACCCTGTAGTGTTTACATTAATCTCTAAGCTCACGCCAAAATCAGCATAGTAATTTACTTGCGAAGTATAAACACTTGACGCAAAGCTGTTAGATGGATCTAATGTTTCTACCCAGTTTATAAGCTGCTTATAATAAAGCCCGCTATTGCCCTGAGTGTTTATAGTTACTGATTGATTAGAATTATAACGCGCACTAAATTTAGCTTCATCTGCACTAACTGTACCTGCTACTAATGGGTTAGTAATATAAGGAACGTACATGCGAGCGAGCTCAGTATCTAAAGTATCTCCGCTATAGGTAAAGCCAGCCTCTGTTATAATCTTATTAAGCAGCCATTTAGCCTGAACAGCTAAAGTTAATTCACCCGTATAGATAGGATTAACTGAACTGAAAATTCTGCGACTTCCTATAGTTGTATCTTCGCTCCAATTCTGCCCCTTATCAGTTAGCGTATAACAGATAGCTTCATCAAATAAGCTACCATTATTAATATCTACTACATTCTCATAAGTATTCTCATGCGCTAAATCAGTGTAATCTAATTCTTTCAGCAGCTTATCTCCAATGCTTCGAGCTAAGTCTACAGTCTCACCAAAAAACGCTATAACAAATTCATGTATTTGCCCTTGGTGCGTAACTGCCTGCTTAAATTGTATGTGTCCTTCAGCTATTGGCAAAGTGTCTACTGATAAGGTAGCGTCTATCTTGCGAAGTACATTAATCTGAGTAGTGTCATCATTCAATAAGTTAGCGTTATACTGTTGACCGAAGAAATCTACATTGGCTTTCGTTGCAGGTATTCTAAACTCACGCGAGAAAGCTCCCCTGGTAGTAAACTCAGAAACGCTGTTAAAGTTAGATGAATAGCTTATGCTCTCATTCTCGTAAAGGTCTACTACTACAGCAGCTCCATTGCTTGCCTTAACTGTTAGAATTACTGATGGCCTCATGCTGTATAATCGTTGCTAAATTTCAATGTCAATTCTAAGTCTGTTTTTGCGTAGCTGCGAGTCTTAATAGCCACGTAGTTATTAGATTCTATTACTACTGGTGTAGCGCTTCCATCTGCTCCAATCATGTAAACTGATTCAGAGTAGATAAGATTCTTAAGATATTCAAACTGCCCTTCAGTTAAGAAGTCAGTTCTAATACGCATCATCTTCTCAACGAATGGGCTGCGCTCGGTTAAGCCTCTATCATATGTGTTAAAATCAAAGGCAGTAGTTTCATCAGCCGTTCCGTAGTTACCTACTACCTTTCTATATCTCTTGCGCTCTATTGAGTAAGAATCCTCAGAGCGTTTAGTAAAGTTGAAGTAATCCCATCCACCTCTGCTATTGGTCCATCCTAATCTAATCTTCTCAAATCTACACTCATCATCTGCCTTAAATACTGCTATTGATCGTGCAGCGGCTGTGCCTCCTGATTTTCTGAAGTTAATTAGATAATGATTCCAAGTAGACTGCAAGCCAAATATAGCTTCTATGTTAGCCGGTAAGAGAGGAAGATGGTTAATCTTTCCTGCTGTAATTACACACGCTAAAGTATCAGTCTGAATAGGTGTCCCTGCTGCATTAAATTGAACTATCTGCACGTTGTTAATCGCGTTGCCTGTTAAGGTTGTGCCATTATCAGCAGGAATAGTAAGCACCCCATAGTCATCAGCAAAGCCTGTTATGCCTATCGTGTTAGCTCCTAAGCTGTATTTAGCTAATACATCATCCATTGCATAGGTGCTTCTAACTAAATCACTCATGATATAGCTTGTGCCTGATGTAAGTGCAAAGTGAGTAGCAGGATTAGGATTAAAGCCATCACTAATCTGAAACGCTGCATTGATTAAAGCGCTGCCGTCTAATGGGTAAGAAGTAGCTTGTACCTCAAATACACCAAGCACCTCATAGCCTTCCTGTATTGTTGTGCTTATTCCTAATATGTTACGTGCTGAGCCATCATCTTGCACTGTTGTAGATGCAAATAATGAAGGAACAGCATCTGAACTATTCACTCCCAAATCCATTGCTTGCGCTACTACAGGATTAAGGTCAAACACTAAAGCGCCATTGATGTTAGGCTGCACGTAAAAAGTATTTGTAGTAGTGCCGTTGCTCACACTTACCACATAGCGAAAGCCAGGCTGACCTATGTTTGAAGATGTAGCCACTACTATAAGCTTCTGCTTAAGCGCAGTAAAAACGTATGGCTGCTGATGTATTGTTATTGCCATTATGCAGGTTTAATATTAGTTAGTTTTCTTGTTTGGTTTAAGATGTAGATATACACCGCATCCCCCATTGCCTCGTTAAATTGAGCAGCGTATTCAGGTAGAGTTTCAAGATATGCTTCTCTCCAATAATACAGTGGTGCAATACCTTTCTTCTCAATACTCTTAGCCATAGCATTAGCCACTCTTAAGCGCTGTGCCTCATCTTTGTTTATTGCTGACTTAGCGAACTTAGTTCTTCGGCCTGTCTCACCTATTGAACGTAGCTTAATCTTCTTTAAGTTCATCCAATTAAGAATAGCATCCACAGGAGGCTTGGCTGCTCCTGCTGCGAAGCGTGTATCTATTCCTTTATAATTGCTCTCCTTACCTTGCCTACCATATTCAACCCACTTAGCGTAATCAGCTGTAGAGTTAAAGCCGATAGATGGAGTAGTGCCGGTTACATCTATATCGTAATAGAGCGAAGCTGCGAGCGTTCCTGTAGTGTTAGCCCTGCGCTTCTTGCCATACCTTGTTTGCTGGATGCGAATGTTAGAGCGTGCGCGATCCGTAACGGTCTCACCGAAATCTAAAAGCACATCGTATAGCGCTCCCTGTTCAAACAGCTCAGCAAGTATGCTCATTCTTTTTCAGCTTCCTCTTTTATCTTGTTGAAGAATTGAATCATATTTCTTCTAATATTTCTTCAGTTATTACAATATAATTACCCCACTCAATAGCTTCCTGCTCATTAAGCGTTTCAATGTAACCGTTTTCGGTAATCATTCGGTATTTAGTTATTTTCATTATCGTGGATTTGTAAAGATTTCTTTATACATTAAATAATCTGATTCCATCGTGCGTGAGTTTATGCCTACATATTTTTGCATAATACAAGCTAAACTCATTCCAATTGTTGCTAAAGGGATATTAGTTGTATGTGTTGCTACTAAAACATTATTGATATAATATAAAACTTGTGTCCTTGCTCCGTTAATTTCTATTCGTAATTTATACCATTGACCTGCAACGACAGGAATAGTTGTAATTGTTAATGTTGAAGTACCTGCGTTACGCGTATAGCATTTAAAATTAGGTGTAGTTTGACCATCAAAAAACTGCTGTCCTCCTTCATCGTAACTAAAAAAAACTGCATTGGCTGTATTTCTTATATTATTTAAATTTGTATAACCAAATTGAGTAAAGAATCTATCTGTTGCTGTTGATAATGTTGGAATGCAAAGATAATTTTCAATAGTTATAGCACCACCTCCTAAAAATAATGTTTGGCTACCTAAATTATAACCAACAACAGACGTTGCACTTGTAGATGTATTCATTAAAATAACACCTTGTTGATTTGTTCTATTTGTTATTGTTGATGCTGTTTGTGCAGTTCCTCCAGATTGATAGCTTATTATATCAGTATAAGAAGTATTAATACCTCCTTGCATTGATCCTAAAAAATCATCAAATAAATATATTCCTTGAGAAGGTAAAATCGCATCTTGTTTTGCGTTAAATTTAGTCCAATCCGCAGCACTCAAAGCACCTCTATTCGTTGCGCTTGCCGTAGGTACGTTAAGCGTTATTACAGGAGTGCTTGTGCTATTGGCAACGGTGCTGCTTAAGTCTGTTCCTGTTGTGCCTAAAGTTAACGCTGCTACGCTTGTAACGGTTCCAACAGATACGTTACCTGCTCCAAGTAATGAGTTAGAATTAACTGTTTTGATATTAGTACCACTAACGAGCGTCGCTTGTTTAGTGCTGTCTAAATGCTCAAGTGCATCATCTGCATTCGTTCCTGTTACGGTTGAATCATTCTGAACTTGCGAAGTCTTTAACTTGCTGTGCTGCCATTGAAAAGGTTGTGTACCGAATGGAGTGCTAACATAAACCCATGTTTCGTCAACAGCAGGCGCACCGCTTTGAAAGTCTACTCCGTGAACACGGTGTACTGTTGGATTAGGATAAGTGCCTGTTAAATCCCCTCCAGCTGCGCCACTTGGTGGTAGTGAAGTTGGTATAGTTGGCTTGTTAAGAATCTGAGCATCTCCACTTACTGCATTCCAATCAGCATTCACGTTTACCTCTGCTCCTGCTTGTATGCCTGCGAGCTTGCTCTTTTCTGCTGTTGTATAATCTTCAGTAGATAGCCCTTTGCCTGCTACCTTATCTACCTTATCAGATTGAAGTGCTGCTATATCGTCTACTATAGATATGATAGTAGCGCAATCGGGTAAGGTCTCGCAAGTAAGGCCCACATTATCTACAATAGCATACCATCCTTTTACCCCACTTGCATTAGTACCGTAGTAGTAAGAGTTACCCGGTGCTTCTACGTCTCCATCTAAGCTAACGAATACCCCATTCTGATCTAAGCTCTCAATGAATTGAAGTGCTCCCCATCCATCAGTTCCTGAATCAGTTGGAGTGTTATAGTTCCAGCTTGCAGGAATGCTACATGCTGACCAATCGTAATCTAAGTTAAGTTCTATTGTTCCTGTAACTCCTGTTAACGTGTGAGTGTATTGCTCAACAAATGGCTCAGAACTGACAGGGCGCGTAAGCACTACATCAGAGCCGAACATATTGCCCAAGTAAATCTCATTGATTAAATCTTGAAAGATAAGCGAGCAGTCAGTAATAGACTCAGCCTGATATCCTGTCTTATCTTCCTTATCTCTTGGTAGGTCAGATATGAATATCTCGAACTGAAACGAACGTGTACCAGGTGAATAGTTAATAGCGCGAGGCTTAACGTGCAGCCATGGCCATTCAGCTTCTTTCTCTAAATCGGCTTGGCTAATCTCTCCATGCGTAAACCTTCTCAGCTGAAAGTGCCCTGCTGCGAACTGTCTAAACCTATCTACTATTACGTTGTATGTGTAGTTAATTGTGCTCATATCTTATAGTGGAATTTAAGTAAGCTTTTGTTGTAAGCTATTTGCATAGTCCATCGCG